GAAAATAGATAGATTTATTTCAATAGTTGATAATCTTGGGTTTAAAATAACGGAATCAGAAAGGGATGAAAGGGGAAGGGTGTGCTTTAGAGTATTTGTTCCGATTGAGTACAAATTGAGCAAGTTTTTTGACTGGGTTGATTTATCATCTATTGATTATTCTTGGGCTTGCGAATTTATAGAAGAAATATCTTTATGGGACGGTCATAGATATAAAAATGGAGGGTATAATATAAAATATGTATCAAAGTTTAAAATAAATACAGATGTTGTTCAGGCTGTTTCTCATTTATGTGGGAAAACTGCAAAATACAGCTTAGCAAAAGATGATAGAAGTGAATCATATAGTGATATGCACTGTCTATCTATATGCAACAGAGTTAAGGCATCAAGAGGTATTGTAAGTAAAACAGAAAGGGAGTATAGTGGAAATGTTTATTGTGTTACTGTCCCTAATGGAGCTTTCATTGTTAGGAAGGATAATTTAGTTTCTATATCAGGAAATTGTGTCCATACTCATGCCTATCAGTATATAGTTCAATCTCTAGGTCTTGATGAGGAGGAAATATTTGGTTCTTATATATCAGTTCCATGTATAAAGAAGAAGGATGAGCTTCTTATTGGTTATATCAATACATTGTGTGACCCTCACTTCAAGACAGGAACTGTTGAAAATGACCAGAAATTTCTTGAATGCCTTATTGTTTTTGCCTGCATCATGGAGGGTTTATTCTTCTATGTTGGGTTTGCTCAGATACTGGCAATGAAGCGAAGGAACCTAATGATTGGCGCTGGTGAGCAGTATGAGTACATTATGAAGGATGAGAGCGCCCATGCCTCATTTGGAATTGATATTATCAATACTATCAAGCTTGAGAATCCTCATTTGTGGACGGAATCATTTAAGTCTAAGATAGTTGAGTTAATGAAGACGGCTGTGCAACTAGAGTATGAGTATGCTGTTGACACCATGCCTAATGGTGTGCTTGGATTGAATGCTAATTTATTCTCTCAGTACACAAAATTTATTGGTAATAGAAGGCTGGATCAGATAGGGCTTCCACAGGTGTTTGGGGGTGTTGAAAATCCTCTTCCTTGGCTTTCTGAGGTTATAGACCTTAAAAAAGAGAAGAATTTTTTTGAAACGAGAGTCACTGAGTATCAAACTGGTGGCGCATTAGATTGGGATTAATATTATGAGAATATTCCTTTACTTTTTTAGTATCTTCGTACATAATTGGAAAGAGGTACACAATAAAACTGTGTATTCTAACCAAAAGAAGCTAATTGATACCAATAAACTATCAACTTGGCAGATGATAAAGTTATATGCTGCTTGCAAGCTAGTCGAAAAGACAAAAAAGCCTCTTTTAGCATGTATTGATTGGAATAATAGAATGGTTAAGAGAGTGAACAAATGATATATTTTGTATGGTCAGTATTATTATTCGTCCTGCTATATGTAGTAGGATTCGTAATCGTGTTAATTGATTCAGGAGTGTTATAATGGTTAAACAAGTAGGCGGAACTCATTATGAGGGAATGGTGTATGAAATATGGGACTTTGTTGCAGATGTAAATTTAAACTTTTACTCTGCTAATGCCTTAAAGTATTTATTAAGAAATAAGGGTAATAGGTTAGAGGATTTGAATAAGGCGTTGTCTTATGTTAAGAAGCTAAAGGAGATAAAGAAAGAGAAGCCAGAAAAGTATAGAAAGATTAAATTCATCAATTATGATGACGATCATGTATCATATCATACTTTCATAAGTCTAAATAAGCTAGTGGATGACTCTATATTGGAGCAAGCTGTATTTTATATATGCGAAGGCAGTTTAAAATATGCTAAGCATCTAATCAAAGAGCTAATTAAAGCGGAAGAAGAGTCAAATGCAGAGTTTGAGCGAGCTGATAACGGATCACTTGATTTTTTTATTATAGATGATCCATGGAATAAAGAGTCAGCAGCGAATACTGCATTTGCAGATACCCTGCAAGCATTATCATCAGAAGGAAGGCTATTAGTTGGTGAATTTAACGTGCCGACACAATATGAAGTGAATCATAAGTTTTTCTGTGATGGGTGTGATAGGTGCAAGCCATGCTAATACTAATCACAGATTCAAGAGGTAAGTCAATACCAGATTATCCGCTTGAAGGATACCAAGAGGCTGTCAGGAGGTATCCTGACCAATCAGGCGACAATGTAATACTTCACTTTGCTGTTGATAAGGAAATTGAGAGTGCTAGAGAATTCATAAATGTTTACGGCAGGGATGGCATGATATTAGAATCATCAATTCTCTTGACATGCAAGAATACTGGGTCATACTATTATTATCAGGTGCTAAGGAGAAAGCAAAATGTGGAGAAGAGAGATTAGAGAAGCATTGAAGATTAGGGCTGACGAATTGAAAGCTAAACTAATCAATTCAAAGTGCTTAGTTGAATCATACGGCCTTAAGGAGCGTATTGAAGAAATAAATACCGCATGCGAATTGCTTGGATGCTATACAGTAGTTAAGAGCCTTGATAGAATTTACAAGGACAAAGAAATGGAGTTAAGAAATGTACAATACTAATTTTGAGGTATGCTGCACACTGGCGCACGACTATGAATGCTTTTTTGATAGTCTGTTTATGGAAGAAATTGCTAAGGTTGTTGAGGAGGTGAGTGATGAGAGCTAAGCTAATAGCTAGAATTGATTACTGGATGGAAGTAGTTAATGGCGATATTGAATTAGATGCTGCCATTGCATGCTTTCAAGTATCTGGTATAGTTGATGCAGGTCAAGCACTTGGACTGCTAACACTAGATGAATTTGCAGAGTATCACGATAAAATAAAACGGAGTATGGAAAAATGGCAAACCCAATAGATATATTTACAGGTAAGGAGGCAGACCCATTCTCTGCCTTAAATAGCAAGTATGAGTTTACGTTAAGTATTAGTAGAGCTTATTTAGTTCAAGCGATTTTGTTTTCCTTCAATGTAACTGAAGGAGATAATTTTGATGATGATTTTGCGGAAAGACTTGCAGAATCATTGCATTTTTGTATGATGAAGATATAGATTTTATTGATGAAATGGCAAGAGAATCCTATTTAAGGAGATTAAGAAATGACTAGGAAAATTATACAGCTAACGGCTAATGATTACGTTTTATATGCTTTGTGTGATGATGGTACAACATGGTATATAAGAGGGGGAGCAAATAAATGGCATCCACTCCCTCCAATACCACAAGAATCACTTGAGGTTAGTGTAGATACCAGTAACGTGGCTTGATTGTTTTAACTCTGCTTTAGCCTCTTCTGCGCAGATTATGCCGCCACCTAATGCTGTTGATACAGCTTTAGTGGTTGTATCGGCGATCTCTGACTTCTCTTTATCGCTCATTTGCCATAATGGCTTGAATGTAAACTTGATATTATCTTCATAAACGCCTAACTCTGAAGCAGCACATAGCGTTAATATATTCTTAACAGGGTGGAATAGCTTGCTTTTCTGCCCTGCTTTAATTTTGTCGTAGTAATTCCTTATGTCTGATTCTCCAGTAGCGTTAAGCCCTGCTGGTGACTGTCCTAACAGCTTTACGAGCGGTATTTGAAATGCTCCCGATAACTGCTGTGCAAGCTGTAGCAACACGTCAGGAATGCCCGTAAACGTGTAATTGTGTGCCTCAAACTCATCTTCCTTATCAAGAACAGTTAATCCCTCAATAGATTGGAAGTATCTGATTTTATCTAGTCGTTTCATCAGCACGTCTGCGCCTGCTCCACCCGTTCCTACCTTTTCGGCTAATTTCTGGAACTTAACCACACGAAGATGAGCCTTATGCATGAGTTGAGCTGTGCCAGTGGTTGCATTATCATAAGCAATAAGCCTATCATAAGCCCTCTCTAGCTCACTGATACCCCAAGAGTTTAGTTGTATCTGTTGATAGTATGGCATTTCAATTCCAGTAAACCGAAGAATGCGGCTATGATGAACCCTTCTACCACCAAGAATATTCCCACTAGCATGGATGTCATAAAATTCGGGTAAACCCATATCTGGGCATATATCCTTAATTGGCTTGCTCATATCTGGAAGTAGCATGTGCCTATCCAGTGGAATGATGCCTTTGAATGATCCACGACGGATACGGGACAGGTCTAGTGGCTTGGTGTAATCCGCGCCATCAATCATAATTAACGCGCCTGCACCGCCATATAGGCGTGACCATTTGATAGTTTTGGCAATGTTTTCCCATATACTTAAGGTCGCCATGGTATCATAGATGACTTCAGCATCTTCAGGTTTCATATCAGATGTAATATCAACACCTTCTCGCGTCATGTCGTCGGCAGGCAGATCAATGGCCATGCCACACACCCATGATGTGCGGTACATATTCTCTAATAGCTGCCTATTATTCGTGATATTAAGCGAGTTGTAGCCTATTCCGTCTAATAAGTTACCAGAACCATAACCAAGGTGTGATGAGGTGTTAAATACTGCATCTGTTGTCTGTTTGCGTCGGCGTGTCATTATTACGTCCTGTTTATTGATGGGATATTATAGCATATCCCAGAGCGATGTGCTATATGATTCTGGGTGAAATAGCATAACGATGGTATCTGCATGATTTGGTGATGCCATGCCGTCAGGTGCTTTATCGACAAACATCTTGCCGACTTTATTCTTATCGTACCTTGGCTGGCTTAATTCGTTCACTAACCTATTCAGTTCTGGCATATCACCAGCAAGACTTATAATCATATCAGGGTCGTACTCACGCCCTTCAACAACAGCCTTATAGGTTTCCTGAAATCGCATACGCAACGCCCACCAAGCCTGAGCCTTATAGTTTAGAAAGAAATCCTCATTGTAGCGTTCATATACCATTTGTCCGCGAGGCTCAAATATCTTTGCTGATCCTCTGTATCCGACAAAGTTGATGCCATGAACTGCCTGATCTTTTCTCGCTTGATTTATAATACAAGCATCACCAGCAACACCTGAACCTATGCCATCAGAGTCGTAATACACCTCTTTAATGCCATTTTCGTCTGATAGATGAAAAGCCTTCTCTGTTGAGGCGTAAATATGACTTCCTACACCACTCCATGACTGACAGCCCTGCACTAATATGCCGTGCTTCCAAGCATAGCAATTCAAATCTTTACCCTGATCCGCTATGTCTAGCGCACCCATTCTATGACCAGATGGCTCAATACCTAGCTTAACGTGTGCATTTATAGCTGCCTGAACCCATTCTGCGCGAATAATCAGATTATCAACGCTTCCTGCATAGTCTAAGTCTATTTCTTGCGCTAGCGTGATAGGATCGAGCTTTTCCTGCATCATCCTGTACCAAGCATCATCTTTTCTTGGATCGTCACGCCAATGGAAGGTAAAAACGCGATATTTACCGCTAAAACGCTTCTCAGCAAATGGGTTTGCCAGCCCGTTAGGTGTGCTTATGTCAATACGGCAGTTTGTGGTAGCTGAAAGAGAGGCATCAACGGCACGAGGATTCTCAAGGAAGGCAGACTCATCGACGAAGAACAATGTAGCCCGATCACCACGCCCTATATTGTCACCAGCCTCACCTGTCATAGTGCTGCCAGTATTAGGAAACGCTATCCTCATGTGCTTTGATGATTTCTTCTTATTGTATCCACCCCTAAATTCTTCAGGCAATAACTCAATGAACTTACGAGCCTTCCAGAATAGAGCTTTCGGGTCGCCTGACGAATCAACATAATCCTCTTTTCGGCTTCCAAATCCTATATTAACCTCATTATGAGTGATGCAAATAGAGGAGGCGACGGCAACACTTATCCAACTTAACCCAGCGTCACGGCTTTTCTCAGAGATGAGGTTTTTTCTGTTCTTCCAGCAATAAATCACCTCTTCGATATACTCAATTTGACGTGGGAATAGGATAAATGGCACAGTAACAGGCACACCGATATCAATATTTCGTGGGTCAGAGGTACAGCCCCAATCCATGATAAATTGGGCGATATTATCCCTGTAGAATGCCAGTAATGCTGGTATTTGATCTGGGTTTCCCCTAACCCACTTTAGCCGTCTGATACGCTCATTAATGATGGGCGTGTAGTCTGGATGCAGCCAATCTATTTGCCAATCATTTTCTGCCATGCCTGCATGCCTTGTTCTGTGTTTGGTTGCTTATCTGATACCATTTTATCAAAGTCTTGACCTTCTAGCGTCCCAGTTCTAATGCCAGCCCATACTTCATTCTTACGCTGCCTTAGCCCTAGCCATGTAATGATAGCCTGCAGATTTGGTTCTACTTCTTCCTCATACTCGCATGTTGCCCACTGTCCTACATTATCATCAAAATGTGCTTTAGCTACCTTTTTCCTATATCCTGTAGCCTTTTTATGTAAAGCAATAGCAACATCAGCATCGGCAAATGAGCGTCCAGAGTTTAGTTTCCATCCGAAATCGTCATGTTTTTTTGTCCACTCATCAAGTGTAAATAGTGACACATCAAACACGTCTGCTATCTGTTGATTGGTTAAGCCAAGAATGGCAAGTTTATATGCCATTTCCGCGTATTCTGGCTTATATTTATTGTTTTGGTTTTGAAGTAGGGGTAATGTCATCGCTGCACCATAAAATAAGTGATATGATTATGCAAATTACTTGGAATACTATCATCTTTTAAACCACCATTCAATCAAGTCTTTTGCAAACATGCCGATGGTCAATACTACTATGCTAACGGCTTTATTCCAATATTTAGCTGCGCGTCGATCATCTTCCTCGGCCTCTAGACCTTCACTTAGTCCGTCAATAATAATGCCTCGACAGTCATGGTCATGCACTAATGCCCAAGCTACTGACCTTCGGAAAGACTGGTCGTGTTCAAACAGATATAATACTTCATCTTTCATTTCCACTCTTTCTTATACTTCAGTGTTAATGCTATACGCTCATCCAGTCCATTGTACCAACCATTGATTAGTTTAGTCAACTGCCTAATGTCTGTTGATGTACCGCACCTGTCTTTGTAGTAGGCTACAGCCACCATGCACATATCAAAAATGTCTAGTGACTCTGGGCGGTAACGCGTGTGATTGTGCTTGCCTGTTATTTGGATAATACCCATGCCACGATAACGCCAGCCATCTCCTGATGCTTCGTTTCCATTACCCATCCTGTTAGCGTAAACCCTATTGGCTATGCGCTCAGGTTGACGGGCGTATGCTACGGCTTGGCTTGGCGTGAAGTATTTTGGGAATGTATCGAGCAATCCTGCTGCCGAATAGTTTAGATTCTCTTCAAACGTGGTGAAGCTAGCAGACTCGTGGTGAAACTGCGCCACTGCATACGGCTGAAGGTGTTGAGGCACGTTATGCTTTGCGAATGCCAGCTTTAACGGAAGGATAAAATCATCTATCATATAACTCAATCAGGTTTGATGGTGCTGTTATCTTTGGATTGTGCTGGAGAATGTAAGAGCATGCTGCTAGAGCCATAAGATAAGTATCTTGGCTGATAGAATTGTATTTCTTCTGGCTATACTCACTCATCCTAACCATTCCACGCGACAGATCACTGAATCCGTCAGTATCATGGTGGCACTGAGCGTATATGGCTGGCTGTAACTCAATCGGAACAGCCAATTCAATCATTGCGCTTTCAAGAGCGACTAAGCATTCCACCAGTGCCCCCCAAATAAATGCACCGCGTTATACATAAGAGATGCTGATATATCGTTTACTCCAGACTGTAACAGCAAGGCTTTGAATAAGCTATCAGCATACTCTTTCGTTGTTTCGTGTGTTGTGTACAAATAATCATGTGCAAGCGCGGCAGTCATATACTTTGGATGGAATGGGCTACCAAGCACCTGCCAAAAAGCTGGAGGTATGCTTGCTCCATCGTATTCATATCCCATAGGAACAACAACACAATAACCATCATACTCGAAAAAATACGTTTCCGCAAGTGTGTATGTTCCTCTGTTGGTTGGTGATATCTTAATCATAATTATCCAAGTATTAATACATTCCAAATGTACGTTGTTGATGCAGCCAGTGCTGTAGCTCCAGATGTTAGCGTAAACGTCGTTGTGCTTGTTCCCTGCATGCTTATGCCATCAGTCACTGCTGATGAGCCAAGTTGTGCTGCATTTGCATTTGCTGCACTGAATACAGGTCTTGGATTTGCGCTCAGTGCTACAGGTAGGGCTATTGAAGCTATAACAGCCGATGAAGATGGAGCTGTTCCCGTGGTTACTGATATAGTCATGCTCAACTGATTCCCTGTGACCACTATGCTAGGAGATGTTCCAGAACCACTTTGATGGGTAGGGACGGGCGTTGTTCCAGTTCCGCTCACAGTTGTGAACACTTGAGCAGTCCCGTTGTAAGCAACAGTACCACCAGCACCAAAGTTAATAGTTGATCCATCAGTAGCATTCTGCGTCATTGTATTTAGCAGTTGCACTGTCTTGCTACCGCCAATTTGTAGCGTTGATGTAACGTTACTATACAAATTACAGTTATTTATACGCGTAGCAGTGGCAACGCCTATATTGGGAGTTACAAGTGTTGGTGATGTTGCAAATACTAATGCTCCTGTACCCGTCTCGTCGCTAATAACACCAGCTAATTGAGAAGATGTAGTTGCAGCAAACTGTGATAGGTTTCCAGATGTGTAGCACACAGTTCCACCAGCCCCAAAGTTTACCGATGATCCATCCGTGCCTGTTAGCGTTAGAGTGTTTGATGCAGTTAATGTTTTACCATCGGCTATTGTTAGTGTTGATCCAGTAGCTGGTTCTGTTATTGCAACTTTGTTTACGGATGTGGCGGTGGCAGCACCTATATTAGGAGATGTAAGCGTTAATCCTGCTATAGTTGATGCTGTAGCTCCAAGTGATATAGATGTGCTTCCAACTGTTATGCTTGAGTTTGTTAACGACGAATTCCCTATATTGCTGAATGTGTTAGATGCTCCACTCATTGTTTTATTAGTAAATGTATCAACTGCATTATGATCGAATGCAGATACATTACCAGTTATCGTAATATCATTGGTATTTTGCGTTACACTTATGTTGCTACCAGCTAATATTGATATATTCTTCCATTTTGATGCGGATGAATCCCACCTTGCTAGTTGATTATTAGATAATGATGATAGAGCCACATCAGTAAGAGCTGAATATGCACTTGTATCAGTTGCACTTATTGTTATCCCACCGACAGTATTACCTATTGATACATTTGTACCAGCCGTAAGAGATACATCTTCCCACTTCCCAGACGAAGTACTATATCTTAATAGGTTTCCATCCCCAACTCCAGTAACATTAACATCGGATAACGTGGCAAGCGTTGGTGTTGTGCCTCCAGTTGCGCTAATCGTGATAGCCGTTGACGATACCGACACAGTTATGCCACTGCCTGCTGTGAGTGATTTACCTAACCACTTGCTTGAGCTACCACTATACTGTATTAGCATGGCATCAGCAGGTGTTATATTTACATCAGTTAAGTCCGTGAGGGCTGGTAGAGATGTCGAGCTGGTTAGCGTGACTTCACCGTTACTATTCACGGTTTTGGTTATGCCTGAGCCTGCATGGATTGTACTAGATAACAGCATAGTTGATGATGATACACCACTAGGCAATCTAACAGATAAAGGAGATGTTAAATCAGTACAATCTAGTGATAACTCACCACCAGTAGCAGATTTTAACCTAAAATGTGTATGGCGTAACGCCATTACTTTACCACCAACACCAGACGCCACCCATTTACTGGATGTGTAGTCATACACTAATGGAGAGCCATCATTAGCGGTATTGGTAATAACCGAAGAATTGATATTAGTATCCGTAAGCGCAGCTAGCGATGTCATAAACGATCCGCTCGCACTTACTGTTATAGTACCAGCAGCATTGGTGATAGTGACATTAGCGCCAGCCTGAAGACTCACATTCTTCCACTTTCCTGAAACGGAATCATATCTAGCTAATTGATCGTTTGATATGCTAGTGAGTTGCACATCAGATAATGATGCGTAACTAGATGCACCAGATGCACCCGTAGCCGTTAGGGTGATGCTGGTTGGAGAGTGGGATATTGTAACACCAGAGCCTGCTATAAGCTCCTTGTTTCGCCAGACACCACCCTCATAGCTAAACACATGACCATTAGATGGTGCTGTAACTGTTACGTCTGTTAGCTCGGTTATCTCACTTGCAGACGGATCAACGTGTAGCGTCAAAACACCACTAGAGTACATCTGCGTAAGCGATCCAGTTGTATGCAACTGCCTATTGATCCACTTTCCTAGCGATGCCTCATATACTGGCAGGCTATGATTAGCTAGCCCAGCAAGTTGTACGTCATCAAGACTGCTGTATGATGTTGTCGGCAGCCCTGATCCTGATGCACTAAACGTTATCGTCTTGGCTGTATCGTTATATACAACCTGCATATTAGAGCCAGCTTGTAGGGTATAACCCTGATAGTTGGTAGCGGCTTGGTTGACCCCAACCAGTGCATTGGCTGGTGGTAATGGTATGCTAAAAGGATTAGTCATGGATTTGTACCAGCCACTCTAAATGTGTTGATGCAGGCAGACCTGACGGAAACTGTGGACTCCATGTTGATCCAGTCTGATGAGTCACGTACATGCTACCCATCGCAGTCACAGCAGCGGAGCTTGCTGGCATCATTGACACCTTCCACGATCCTGATGGTGGTGTAGCCCCCATATTTATCACAACATAAGTACCATTACTGCCTAGGCTATTGGTATCAATTGCTAGTCTAAATGACTTACCATCCGATGATATAACATCAATACCAACTGTGCCAGATGCAGATATGCCAGTGCCTTTAGTTGCTGTTGGGCTGTATGTTGTGCCACTGCTACCTGTTGCATTGACCGTTACAGTATCACCAACTCTAGATACCGTTACATTAGTGCCTGCTACTATTGATTGCACTCCAGTCGCCGATACAGCATAATTATCGCCAACATGTGCCACGCTAACATTTGTACCAGCAGATACTGTTATGGGCGATGCTGTATTATTTACTGTTACAGCGTCACCAACTCTAGATACTGATATGTTTGTACCAGCCATTATTGTTTGCACACCAGATGCAGATACAGTGTAATCATTACCAACATGACTGACTGTTACATTTGTACCAGCAGATACTGTTGGATGAGTCGTTGATACAGCGTAATCGTTGCCTACATGAGATACGCTCATGCCAGTACCAGCAGATACCGTGATCTGCTGTATAGTACTGGATACGGCGTAGTCATTACCTACATGGCTAACACTAATGCCAGTACCAGCAGATACGGTTGTAGCACTACCGCTAGTAGCATTTAACGTAATGGTGCGCGCGTTATCATCATGCACGATCTCCACGTTAGAGCCAGCCTGCAACAGCCAACCCTGCCAATCCGTTGCAGCCTGATTAACTCCAAGCAAGGCATTAGCCTCTGGCAGTGGTACACCAACAATCCCATCACTGGATGGGATTACATAAGGAGCGGATGATAAGTTTATTTTAATAGCCATTATTTTACTTTACGATGTAAGAGTAGTGATAGTATTGAGTACCAGATTGATTTGTATCTGCTCTAGTTGTTAGTTGCATTTGCACATTTGCATTTGCTACTGATGCTATAAATGCAGCCGTATCATACGCTTTATCAGTGCCAGATAACGCACTGGCACATTGTGATCCGCAATTAGATGTTCCAGCTGCGTCTGCCGCAACAGTGAATGCACTAGCAACTGGCAAACTAAGACCTATAACACACACACGAGATGGTGATGGAGTACCTGTCATAGTAAAATCTAATTTACCAAAAACAGATACAACGTTACCCACCCTAGTATAATATGCAACAGATGCTGTTATACCACTAGTGTTTTGTATATTTGTCGCCGTTGGAGTATAGCTACCCTGCGTTGCAGCCCCTCCTCCAGCACTTGTACCACACGTAAATCCAGTGCCAGTGCTATAGTTTAAGTGATTACCGCCAGTGTCGGCACATGTTGGTATGCTAACATTTGTAGCTGCAGCCGTTGCATTTGTGATGTTGCCTATTAGGCTGTTAGCATTGACTGTTAGTTGCCCCAAACTTGGGGGGACTGATAGAGATGCTCCGCAAGCATAGCCACAT